TTTCGCCCGTCACTTATCCAGCGTATAAAGAGGCTACTGTCGTAGCAAGAGAGGAAGAGGAGGAAGCAAAAGAAATTCGTACAGCTGAGGTTAAGCCCAGCGAAAAAATAAAAAGTAAATTAAAAAATAAAAAAATGAATTTGAATGAAATGAAAGCTCTACGTAGCAAAAACTACGAGGAGCATGTATCTCTTATCGAGAATACAGAAACAGAGGGGCGCGAGCTCACAAACGAAGAGGAGCAGAGAGCGGATTTTCTCGAAGGTGAGGTAACTCGCTTAGATAATAAGATCAAGCGTCGTGCAGCGCATGAAGAGATGATTGCTCGTCAGGCTAACTTTGCTGGTACTTCTATCAGTGAGACTAAGGAGATGGATAAAATTAACAGATCTTTCTCTCTATCTCGCGCAGTAGAAACTGTATCTCTAGGTAAAGGCTTAGAGGGAGCAGAGGCTGAGTGGGCTCAAGAGGCACGCACAGAAATGCAAGCTCGTGGCTTACAGATGACAGGCCAAATCGGAATACCTGAAGCAGCGCTACTACGTGCTGGATCAGCTGATAACTTCCAAGCTGGAAGCGGTGATGGTTCAGGATATGTACCTACTAACGTACCAGGAGTAATTGAAGCTTTGAGAGCTCCAACTATGATTGAGCAGCTAGGTGCTACTACTATTCACGGAGCTACAGGTAATCTTAAGTTTCCAAGAGTAAGCAATAAAGCTATAGGTACAGAAGAGACTGAGGTAAGCGCAGACGCTGACTCTGAAATGGAAATGGACGAGCTAGAGCTTTCTCCTATCCGAGTAGCTAATAAGACTTTATTCTCAAAGCAGTTAATCTTACAGGGAGGTAATCAGGTAGACACCTTAATCGCTCGTGAGCTAACTGCTGGAATCAATGAGACTATTGACAAAGCAGCTTTCGCTAAAGCAGCAGCAGCAACACAAACAGCTGGAGCTGGAGCAGCTTTAACGCCAGCTATGTTGTTTGAGTTGGAGAAAGATGTACTAGCCGCTGGAGGTAACTTTGCTAACTGTAAGTGGGCTATGAGTCCAACAGGATGGAAAGTATCTAGAGACTTAGCTACTGTTGACTCTATCAATGCTTTCTGGAGTGGACAGAGTTTTGACGGCTTCCCAGCTGTAGCTACTCCTAACCTAGTAGATGGAACTGCGGACGCTGGAGATATTTGCTTCGGTGATTGGGCTCAAGGTTTAGTACTAGCTTACTTCGGTGGTTTAGATCTCTTAGTAGATCCTTACTCGAATGCTGGAACAGCTCAGATAGCTCTACACTTGAATAAGTTCTACGATGTAGATGTACGTCAGGCGGGAGCTTTCGCTTCTATTACTAACGTAATCTAAGATATACTAATATGAAATTGGGGGCGGGCTACTCGCTCGCCCTCTTTTTTTCTAAATACTTCTCTAATGAATTTTACATACGCAGCACAACCGACAGGAACCGACATTGTATCTCTAGCAGATATGAAAGAGTTTTTACGTGTTGACCATTCAGACGAGGACACAACTATTACAGCGATTATTGACGCTGCAACACAATCAATTCAAGACTATACAGGTAGGCACTTTAAGAGTACTACTTATGTATTTTATTTAGACAGCTTCCACTTTATAGAGTTCCCTTATCAGGTAGCTACAGTTAGCTCTGTAACTTACTTAGATAGAGCTGGAGCTTCGCAAACTTTAGCAGCTTCTAAATACTTTACAGATACAAGCCGACAGCCCGGGAGAATTAATTTTAAGAATACTCCAGATCTAGTAGATGACAAATTTAATAGAGTAACTATAAACGGTACAGTATCAAACGACATTAATCCACCATTAACTCACGCCATTAAGATGCTCGCAGCTCACTACTACGAGAATAGGCGCGCGGTTGTAGTGGGTACAATTACAGCGGTTATCCCCTTAGGTATAAAAGCTATTATCAATCCTTATAGAATCATTAACACTAGATGAATATAGGGGCACTAGATAGAAGGGTAATACTACAGCAACCTACGTCAACCGTAAACGATTACGGAGAGCGCACGGTATCCTGGGGTACCTATGCTACAGTATGGGCTGCTATAGAGCGCAAGCCCTCAGCTAGTGAGCGTAACTCAGGAGAGCAAGTAGTGAGCTTTCAATCGGTAACTTTTACGATACGCAACAGCTCACAAGTAGCTTTGCTTTCCCCATCATACAGGATAAGCTACGACTCTAAGATATATGAGATATTAGGAGTCCAGGAAGTAGGGCGTAATGAGCAGCTCAGAGTAATAACAGAACTACTTGAGAACTGATGAGTGTTACTATTTCAGGAGCTAATGAGCTCTATAAAAATATAGATAAAATTGCTCAATGGAGTATTAAAGACTCTGAAGCTTTACAGAAGATAGGAGAGAGAGTAGGGGGAGTATATGCCAACTACTTAAAGGCTAATATAAAGGACTTAGATAAAGATACTTCTCTCAGGGGTAGGAAGATAAAGAAAGGACAGCTAAGGAGATCTAGTGGAACTTGGCAACCAAAGAAAAATAGTAATACTATTCTAGCTGGTCCACGAACTAAAACGATAGGGAGAAGAGGTAAGACTACTAAATACGCAGACGGCTTCTATGCTCATATCGTAGAGAAGGGAGATTTTGCGGAGAGGTTTGGAGGTAAGCATAGAACACAAAACACAGGCGTATTCGAGCAAGGGAAAAAAGCTACTAAAAACAGAAGCGAGAAACTACAGCTAATCTTATTGAAGAGAGAGTTTGCTAAATATGCTAAGACGCTATGAAGGTAGGTAAAGCGATATATAATATACTGTCTCAATCTAAGGACGTACAAAGTAACTTCCCCTTTAATACTACGGACTACTCACCTACAGGAACGGAGCTTGTAACGAATGGAGATTTTACAGAAACAGGAACGGAGCTTGTAATAAATGGAGATTTTTTAAGTGCCTCATCTTGGAATGTAAATTCTAATTGGAATATAAACACAGCTTTAGGTGTAGCTGAAGCAGATGGCACAAGTAATGCTGACATAAATCAAGGTGCTTGGTTGCCAGTTATAGGCAAGTCCTATAAAGTAACTTTTGAAGTTGTTTCATTAACTCAAGGTAGAGTACTTTTTAAAATGGGTGGTGTTAATGGAGAAGGACACACAACGATAGGAATTAAAACTGAGTACATAGTTGCAACTTCAACAGCTAGATTAAGAGTTGATAGTGAAGATTCATTCATTGGTTCAGTTACAAACGTATCCGTTAAAGAACTTGGAGAGAATTGGGTTCCTCAACCAATAGACCCTGATTCAGTTTCTTTTGATGAAAACGGCTTAACACTTGTCCAGTCTTCTGATTTAGGAGATAATAGTAGAGTTTATCAATCTAATGTGACCGAAGATGATAAGTCATATAAAGTCACCTACACAATACACTCTGTTTCATTAGCGGTAGGTAGCTCAGTTCAATATTATGTCGGTAATGGTTATGTTGATTTACACGAACAAGGTATTGGAACTCACACATTTTATTATACAAGACAAGGAACTTCAGATACTTGGTTTTTTAATCTTCGTGTACCAATAGATTCACCTACCGACTTTGTTACTATAAGCAGCATCTCTGTAGAGGAGATGGTCTTAAATAAGATCTTCCCTGAGCTCGCCCCTCCAGATATAGACGCTCCTTATGTTGTGTACTCTGTAGTAAGTAACTCACCAAGTGACACTAAGAACGCTAACGGAGATATAGACACAGCTAGTATAGAAGTGTACGGCTTCCAGGATACATACAACAAAGCAGTAGATCTAGGTGTAAGTGTAAGAGCTGCTCTAGATAGAAAGACAGGAACGTACAACACGATAGAGATACAGAGCACTAATTACGTTAATGAACAAATGGATGTTAATGAAGCTCGTAAACTTTGGGCTGCTATCCAGGACTACTCAATAAGAATTAAAAATCTATAAATGGAAAATCTAATTATAAATCATTGGCAAAGCATATTGTTTGCCTTATTAATAGCTGCGAGGGCTATCTTCTCTCTCGTACCGTCAGACAGCCAAGCGGTTAAAATATTCGGCTGGATAGATATTATGATAACTGCGCTAGTCGGAGGAGACAGGCGTAAAAAGAAAAACAAAAAAACTAAATAAAATGGCTGAAACTTCAGGAATAATTAACGGCTCAAATCTTAAGATAACTTTAGGATCCGAGGGCGGTACTCTAGTAATGGTAGATAATTTAACAGATTGCTCTATCTCTACTAACTTAGACATGAGAGATACTACAACAAAATCAAACGCGGGATACAAAGCTTTGCTTCCTGGTATGATTGAGGCAACTATGTCTTTCTCTGGAATGTTTGCTAACGATGCTACAAACGGAGTGCATGAGCTCTTCGACTTTCAGAATACAAAAGATAAGTTAGATATCAAACTAACTCAGATTGTAGGCTCAGGCTCAACTCCTAACGCTGGAGATATGGAGTATGTAGCTAAGGGTTACATAACTGCTCTAGACCTTACTGGAGGCGTGGAGGATAATGCTTCATTCTCTGCAACGGTACAACTCGTCGAGAGCATAGCATACAACGTTATCTCGTAATGGATATATCACTCAATAATAAAAGCTATCCCGTTAAAGCTACGCTTAGAGCCTGGAGAAACTTTGAGAAAGCGACAGGAGTTAAGGTAGTTGAGGTGGATGCTTCAGATGTTACTCTAATCCCTGAGCTTATTTACTACTTCGTAGTGGACGGCTGCGCAGCTCAAGGGATGGAGTTTAATTTGAGTGTAGATGAATGGCTAGGACTAATCGAGGTACAAGACCTACCTAAGTTAGTTAAAGTTATGGAGGAGGCTATGAGTAGCGACTCAACAGCTGACTCAAAAAAAAAGATAAAGGCGATCCCTTGACATGGAACAGGATAGAGGAGCTGGGGCTAGGCTTATTAGGTTTAGCTCCAGCAGC